TTCCAGAAATGCACGCAAGCCGAACACGATTCAATCGAGACCAGACGATTCTAACCACGTTCGATGCAGGCAAACTCATTCCATTCTATGTGGACGAAGTCCTGCCGGGTGACACATTCAGCGTGGACACAGCGGCCATTATCCGCATGACAACGCCGAAATATCCGGTAATGGACGATGCATTCATTGATTTTTACTATTTCTTCTGTCCAAACCGAATTCTATGGGACGATTTCAAGTACTTCATGGGAGAAGTAGAAAGTACACCATGGATGCCCACAAAAACGTACAAAGTACCACAACTCTTACTAAAAAATAAAGATAAATTTATAATCCCATACGAGAAAAGCATACTCGACTATATGGGAGTGCCAACAAAAAGCATTAAAACGCCAGAAACGGAAGCAAGCATCAACGCACTACCTATCAGAGCATATGTAAAAATCTGGAACGAATTCTTCAGAGATGAAAACGTAGACAATGCGGCGACAATTATAACAACAAGTGAAGATGTACAATACAAAGACGGGTCAGATGAAAGCATACCGTTAGAACAAGTAATCAAAGAAGCATACAAAGGAGGAAGATGCCTACCAGTAAACAAATTCCACGACTACTTCACATCCTGTCTCCCATACCCTCAGCGTGGGCCAGATGTGACAATCCCAATGAGTGGTCTATATCCAGTAGAACTAAGAGATTTGGCAGGGCATAAACCGCAAGGCACAATTTTCATGAACGGAACTGGAACAATGGCAACAGGCACAATCGACGGCGGCGGCGGCGGTGCGGCAACGATAACAGGTGCAACAAAGTCAGGTGGAAACACAGCAATCCAGGGAAATTTATACGTAAATCTTGCAGGAGACTTAACCGCAACAGGTGCACAAGCAACAATCAACCAGCTGAGACAGGCTATCAGCGTGCAGCAGTACTATGAAGCACTGGCACGTGGAGGCAGTCGATACCGCGAACAAGTACACGCACTGTGGGATGTAACTATCAGCGACAAAACCGTACAGATTCCAGAATATCTGGGAGGAGGACGCTATCACGTCAACATCAATCAAATCATCCAGACAAGCGGACAGCAGACAAACACCGATACGCCAATTGGCGAAACAGGCGCAATGTCTGTAACACCTATCAATGAAAGCTCCTTTACAAAGAGCTTTGAAGAGCACGGATTTGTAATCGGTGTATGTTGTGTAAGACATAACAGAAGTTATCAGCAGGGACTTGAACGTTTTTGGAGCAGAAAAGACAGGCTGGATTACTATGTACCACAGTTTGCAAACATCGGTGAACAGCCTGTAAAAAAGAAAGAAATCATGTTAACCGGCGAAGCAAGCGATGAAGAAACATTCGGATATCAAGAAGCATGGGCGGACTACCGCATGAAACCGAACCGCGTATCTGGATTAATGCGAAGCAATGCCACCGGCACACTTGACTTCTGGCATTATGCAGACAACTACAAAACCGTACCAACACTTTCACAGGAATGGATGTCAGAAGGCAAAAAGGAGATTGCACGGACTTTGATTGTGCAGAATGAACCACAGTTCTTCGGCGCAATCAGAGTAGCAAACAAAACAACAAGACGAATGCCGCTTTACAGCGTGCCGGGTCTGTATAAACTGTAAGAAAGGAGGAAGCCCGGAGAAATCCGGGCTATTTTAAAATGTCACTATTAGGAGCACTAGGAACAATCGGAAGCATAGCAGGAACAGTTGGCACAGTAGCAAACGCAGTAGGACAAATTGGAAACGCATTCGGTGCATGGGGACAAGTAGGACAAAGCCAAAGCCAAGGCGGAAGCACACAAAGCGGCGGCGGACAAAGCCAAAGCGGCAGCAAGTCCGGGACAAACGTAGACCAAGTAGAAAAGTGGTTGCAAGGAGCATACGGATACCAGAACAACGAAGGAGTGAAACAAGGCCAATTCAACCAGAGATCAATGCTACAGCAGATGGGCTATAACACACTGGGGGCGATCATGCAGGGTGTCTATAACCACATCGAAAACCAGACTGCAATGAATTTTAACAGCACAGAAGCACTTGCAAACCGTGAATGGCAAGAAAGAATGTCAAATACAGCTTATCAGAGAGCAGTAAAAGACATGAGAGAAGCAGGGTTAAACCCGATTCTAGCATTCCAGAACGGCGGTGCAAGTACGCCCGGTGGAAGCACAGCAACAATCTCAGGTGCAAGCATGGGTGCACCGTCCTCAAGTGCGTTAGGAGTAAGTAGAGCATCCGGGTTTGTGCCAAACGCATACGAAAGTGAAAGCTGGTCACAAAGCGACTGGTACAACGCCGCGCAAAGCTGGAATCAGATGCTTAGCAGTACAGGCATGACACCACTAGGATTGCAGAAAACGCTATCAGAAATCGGAGAAGGTACAGGAAACTTAATCGACAAAACCGTTGGAGCAGGAAGAAAAGCCGCAGAAAGAGGAAAAACAAATGTAAACAAAGCAATAGAAAACGTAAGAAATGGGCATGGAATCGACAACATCACAGGCAATAGAAATAGAGCCGGTGGTGGAGCAGGAAGGAACAAATAAAAAATGAGCTGTTATAAACCGTTAATTCGGATATACAGCCCAGAAAACAGAAAAATCAGCGGGCAAGTGTATACGCTTGCCCGCTTTTCTGAAAGAATGGGCAAAAAAGTTAAATATGAAGATTTGATGTACAATCCAAAAGTAATGCTGATACCATGCGGGCAATGCATCGGATGTAGAATAAGGCAGCGCGAGGACTGGACAACAAGAATAGAACTGGAAGCACGAGAATATCCAAAAGAACAAGTCTGGTTCATTACACTAACTTATGATGACGACCATGTACCGGGCATGATAGTAAAAACCGGTGAAATCATGCGCAAAGTGCAATACGTCTGGAAGCCGGGAGAGAAAGCGCCAGAGAGCGTACAAACGCTAATGTATCCAGACATTCAAAAATTTTTAAAACGTCTCAGGAAAGCTTACAGGGGCAAATTACGCTATTTCTGTGCTGGAGAGTACGGAGAACAAACAGCAAGACCACACTATCACATGATTTTGTACGGATGGGAGCCAACAGACCTGAAACACCTGTATAAAATCCAACACAACGGATACTTTACAAGTGAATGGCTGTGCAAGCTGTGGGGAATGGGTCAAATACAAATAGCGCAAGCAGTACCCGAAACTTACAGATATGTTGCAGGATACGTAACAAAAAAAATGTATGAAATAGACGGTAAAAAAGCAAACGCATACTATGAACTAGGGCAACAAAAACCATTTGCATGTATGTCACTTAAGCCGGGACTAGGCGATGCTTACTATCAAGAACACAAAGAAGAAATCTGGAGGCAAGGATACATCCAATGCACAAACGGAAAGAAGGCGCAAATTCCGCGATATTATGAAAAAATGATGGAAACAGAAAATCCTGAAAGGCTTTGGAGAATCAAAAGAAACAGACAAGCCGCAGCAATTGCAGAAAACCGGCTAAAGTATGAAAATGCAGACTTTGAAACAAATCTTAAAACCAAAGAAAGAGTTGTTAAAAAATCCGTAAAGCTCAAAAAAGGTGGACTTTAAAAGTTTTCGGTGTCACCTAGCCCAGTACCTATCAAGTAAGGTACTGGGCTTATTTGCGCGCGCACGCGCGCGCGTAGACGCACGCACATGCACGCGCATTTATTATATTAACTTGTTGTAGACGTAGTAGTAGAGCAAGTGGAAAAGTTGAAAGTGATAAAAATTACTCGTTATCACGTGAGAAACAGGAAAAATTCTCAGTTAAAAATCTTGTTAAAAACTTGTTAAATTGTTGAAACACTCTATTGTGCTAAAGTTTAACAATGTTAAAATGTTGAAAACTATGTGGAAAAAGTTGAAAAATCCAAAAAAGATTGACTTTTTTCCAAAAATATAATAAAGTATAATCACAGAAAGGAAGGTGCTAAAAATGAAACACAACTACGAACTAAAAGCATTAAAAGCCAACAAAGCAGTGGAAACAGTACTAAGAATAAACGCGGAACCCAAAGACGCAAAACGAAAAGCAAAGAGTTACACAAACAAACATGAAGGAATCTACAAACTATACAAAGTTGAAGAAGTGGAAATATATTTCGCTGAAAAAGAATAAAAGCACCTACGGTGGACCTACCGAAGTTTCAAAAGTTGCTACGCAACCCTTGAAAATTCGGCAGGTGTATGATACACTAAGACAAAGAGGCGGCGAACCTCAGAACCTTGAAAAAAAAATAGGAGAAGAAGTCATGATTGTATCATACATTGCAGAAAAAGAAGGAAACGTAGAAGTTAAAAGATATTTCCGGGTAAAAGAGTTTGCATGTAAAGATGGAACGCCGGTCGTCTTTATAGACGACCACCTAGTAACAATTCTGTCAATCCTAAGGACCAAAATCGGAAGGCCGGTTATCATCAACAGCGGATACAGAACGCCGGAGCACAACAAGCGAGTAGGCGGCGCAAAGTACAGCTACCACATGCGCGGCATGGCGGCAGATATCAAAGTCGAAGGAATGAAAGCAAAAGAGCTGGCAAAAAAACTCGACGAGATAGTACCGAATGAATGCGGCATCATCGTATATAACAACTGGGTGCACTTTGATGTTCGCCACAGCAAATACAGAAAGGGGGTGTAAACAAATGGCTCTTATCAGTATCAAAGACGTCAAGCAGGCTATCAAGATTATGATGCAGATTCTGGAAAAGCTGGACGAGATTTATCACGCCCTGCACGACCAACCGAACGAAAAGGAGTAAACGAAAATGATTGCAAAGTCATGGAACATCAGAGACCAGACTGAAAAAGACTTAACAGAACTGCTGAAAAAAAAATACGCTGAAATCGAGAGCGATTACAAGCTTCTCCGAAAAATAAGCAACGTGGAAACCGCAAAAAAAATGATAGACGAAATCTGGCAATGCAAAAGCTTTGCCAACGCCATCGAACTTGAACTAATCAGAAGGGGGTACTACAATGGCACGGCATCGTAAAGTCATGCGCGGTGCAAAAGACAAGCGCATGTTTAACGTAACGGCGCGAAAAACCAAAAGCATCAACCTGAGCCAGAAACCAATGCGCGGCGGTATTCGGCTCTAAGAGAAAGGAGAAAAACAATGGAACATCTGTACTATGGCATCTGGGATAACGTAGCAAAATGCTACGCATGGGTCGGTGAAAACAAAAACGACAACACTTTCCAGCGAATGTGCAACATCATGGAAAAAGATAAAAGCACGTTCATCGGGCAGTCCCCAACCGATTACGTGGGTCACAGGCTGGCAAAGTTTGAAGACGAAACCGGTACGTTCGAGAACGACAAAGAAAAAGTCTGGGAGGGCAAGCCACATGAATAAAAGGTATGAAGAAGGGCGAGAGCCCTTCTTTTCTGATTCAGGCGAAACGCAGCGTAAACAGTACGTATGGGCAAAAGACGAAGACGGGAAAGAATACCTGCAGGAAACAGAAAGCATAGACATTCAGGCAGAAATTGAAAGCTATGCAGATGAGTGCGATATTAAAAACATCGTCCGTAAAGCATCGTTTGACCCACAGTTTATGCAGAGCCTTTCACAGGGAGCGCTGGACGGCACAGAAGTAGATATTACAGAATGGCCACAGAACATTCACGAATATCACAAAATGGTAGCAACAGCACAGGCAAACGCACTGACACTGCAGAAAATGCAGGAAGAAGCGCCGAAGGAAGCACCGAAGGAAGCACCGAAGGAAGGAGACATGAAGAATGAACAGAAATAACGAACGGCACTTTCTGCAGGTTCCAGAAATGCACGCAAGCCGAACACGATTCAATC